ATAACCCCAAATATCGGCACATTCTTTTTTATGTTACCTGCGATAAGGTTTGGATCCCCCTTCATGATGATGGCTGATGTTACAAACGTATTCGCAGGAACTAAAACCCGGTCCGATGTTCCAGGCGTAAATGTTCCTCCCGCCTGTTCATTCATAGCTCCAGCTAATGGCTCCCCGTCCTTATCAACGATTACTTTATTCTTTCTTACGTCTGGCGCTGTAGCTGTAATTACATCCAGGTCTGCGCCTCCGCCCCCTCCAGGTATTAATATCTTTCCCATGGCTGCTCCTTTCCTGGCATGACCACTGCCAGTATATCCGCCTTTTCCGTTTCAGTTAGATTTGTATACCCGTCCAGGATGTCTGCCGGCTCCTCGCCCTGATTCTTCCGAATCTCCAGCGCCCGTATAATAATATTTTTTTTGATTCCGCTTATCATAACATCGCACCTCCTATCACGTCTGCCAATGCAATAGTCAGCTCCGCATTCTCCTGGCGGAGCTGTTCCACCTGCTGTTCCTGAGTGGGGATATATTCAACTGGTGTCACTCCATCCGATTTATAAAAATTCCGTCGATATACTTACCCCCTATCTCACAGGGATATTGCGTACAATCCACTGCAAAAGCATCGTCACCATAGACACACCGCGCCACCCGGTTGGTTTCTTCATAATGCCCTACCACCACATTCTGTATCGTTTTATCATATATCATTGCAAAAACTTCATGCGCTATCATTTAAGTCTCTCCTTACTTTAATCGTATGAGAACAACGCCAGAGCCTCCGGGGCCACCAGCAATGGCAGTTCCATAAACGGCTCCGCCACCTCCGCCTCCGCCTCCGCCAGTGTTGGCAGCACCTGCGTTGCCCGTGCCATTATGTGCCCCGCCTGCACCTCCTCCGCCTGCACCTCCAGCGCCAGGATTGCTGCGTGAGACTCCACCTCCTCCTCCGCCTCCAGCATATAAAGTATTTCCAGCTTCTCCAAAGGCCCTTGTGGTATATCCCTGACTTCCAGTACCAGCGCCGTCTGCATATCCATTGCCGCCAGCATTTATGACTGGTCTTGATTCCAGGTCATTATATCCTCCGCTCCCTCCCCTGGATCCGCCATATCCTCCACTGGCTCCGCTGGCCCCATCTCCGCCTTTTCCACCATTTGCCGTGCATAAGACAATGCCTCCTCTTGATACCGATGTTGTCCCACCCGTGCCGCCTGGGCCGTTAATAGCTGTGTTTTGCCCGCCTCCGTTTCCGATGACGCAATTCATTATCTGGCCAGCAGCCACGCCTATGTTAAGAGCTGTGGCGGTGTACCCACCGCCACCGCCGCCTCCACCTTGCTCATAGGCAATACCCGTAAACCGGTATCCAGCACCCCCTCCGCCTCCTCCGCCTACACAAAAGATGTCGGCTTGCGTGTAGCCTTCCGGAATCACATAATTCTGGGTGCCAGTAATGGTAACGACTGCTGGTCCATTTGTCGCACAAACAGCGTATTTAACGGTAGACGGGTCATATACAGGGCTATATATTTCACCTAAACTGGTAATTGCATAAGTCAGGGCAGTGAAATAATAGGTTGTATTTAATGCTGGTAAATCCATAAACGCCTGTGACCAGGCTCCCGGGGCAACATTGTTTCCTGCTCCTGAAAAAATCGCATCCCAAGCCGAAGCATTCCAAGCTGGATATCCGCCTCTACTGGCTTTTATTATTACTCCGCTGTAAGGTTTCCCTGCCGCCGCATACGGATTCTGCCATTTCAAAAGTACTCTGCGTCCACTGTATGCGGCTACGCTAAAAGACAGTAAACTGTTAACCGTCATTCGTCCCGTTCCAGGCTCGTCATTACTGTCGGACGTAACCGCAGTCTCCCCAGCCAGCACATGGTCCAGCGTGGCTGTGCACTCGTCACTTCCGGTTCCGCCTCCGCTCCCGCCTGTCATCAATATTTCACCCATTTGTCTTTACACTCCTTTCAAGCCCACGGTTAGGTCAATCGTGGGTTTCTTATTGTAGCATTTAAATGTTGCCTGCCCATCTGCCGTGTCCCCATCGTCAATCATTCCAAATGCCTTGTTATGCGCTTTCACCTGTTCCGGCGTTGCCTCATCTGCAATCACCTTTACCAGTATGGGGTTGTCCTCCGTTGTCAGCCCCTCTATCGGCACAGTCTGGTATATGGGGCCGCAGTGCTCCAACCGGACGCTAAGAGTGTAACCGTGGCCTTTTTTCTCATGGCTTTATAGTTATGCACTGTATTATTAAAAATTTCCTCAATAACAACACCCATCTGCTCCCCGTCTGCCATCGTGTCTCTGTCCCACTTTTCAACTTGGGTTTTAAACTCTGGCGGGTCCTTAATTTCGCAAAATCCCATCTTATCCACCTCCTAAAAGATTTCGTCCATATCATAAATCTGTGGGATATCTGCATCTTTTCCCTTTCTCAAAAATGTCCTGTATGCTATCAAATCCCCTTCTTCGTCATACAATCCCATTTCTGATATTTCTTTTCCTGTTAGTTCCTCTGCCTCCAGAGTGGCCGTGTACCTACATGTGGTCTGGGCATCGTCCACATATGTATGTGCTTCAATATCCTTTTTCAACAAAAGATTGTGTAGTCCTGTTTCTTCCCCTGTCGTCTGTTTTGGTGTTCCATCTTCCAGCACACCTCCGTCTCCCCAGGCCATTTGTGTGATTTTGGGCAATGTTAAATCCCCGGCATGAGCTTTGCATAATTTTCTTCTTCCCACAACGGTTATTACTCCTTTAGCTGCTGCCATATCTTTTCCTCCTTATACGTTACAGTATCCTCCATTTAGTCTGCGGGTTCCGTTCAATGTCCATGTTTTATCCAATTTGTTGACGTTGGTTACTCCTATTTCCCCAGGTGACACAAATTCCTGTATATAGGACGATAACGTTATTTGTCCCTCAATAGTCGTATTGTTTTCAGTTTCAGTCTGATATCTTACCTCTGCATCCGGCCACGGATTTTTTTCACCTCAATCCGTATTCGCACACCTTCCATGCGTTCTGTTTTGATATCCGTGTAGGTAGTACATTGTAATTTTACTGGGTAAAAATCCACCTTCAGTTCATCATCGTATCCGCTTAAATATTTTTTTCCATTTCAGTTTCCACTTTCCATCCAATTTAAGATATGCAATATTTTTTCTTGGATGGAAAATATTCTGGAATCGTATAATATTTGCATATCTCACATTAACATCAAATTTAGATGCAATAACAAACGCCACCCATTCAATCCATGACCTCACGTTCTTATACTTTTCGATTTGACGTTTTACCTCTGTCCCGTACCCCAATGTTGTTTCGTGTTCCCCTACATAAACAAAGGCCCTAAAGTAGTAAGGGGCTCCTTCGTATTTGTACCATTCGTCAATTCTGCCCCCATCCAATATCGTAGACAAAAACTGTTCAAGTACTGAAGGTGTGCCTCCATGCATATACCATTGCAGAGTTTGGCTTATTAGCGCCTCCTTTGTCTTTCTGGGGAGCGTCTGCATATAGTACTGTGTGTTTAGTTCCACTGCTATAAGGTCCAATGCTGTTTCTGGTACACTCCCCAGGTTGGCAAATAGATGTGCAGCGGCCGAAAACCCCAGCATTTTCTTCATGGCCCGCCCCACTGAATAACTGAGAGCCTGGACTTCCGGGGTTATGAGGTTTACTGGCATTATGTCCTTTATTTCGCCATCATGCAGTTTAATCATGCCCCGTCTCTTCCCCTTCCTTTGATTCCTTTGTATTCAATTTCCAATTTATTCAAAATGGCTACCTGAGAATTTTCCACTTCTGTGTATTGAGGACTTAAAAGCGTGATTTTAGTAGCGCCTGCTCCATATAACAATCCGATAATCTCTGATGGATCAATGTCCTTTCCTATCTTTCTCTGAGATTTACCATAATTGTCACATACATCCTGCACCTTCTTTTTGATGGTTTCTTCAATATCCTCATTCTCTTCACTGATATAATATTTGAATACGATTTCGTATGGCACGGCCTCCGGTTTCTTCACGATCACATTGTCTGTTAGTGGCCTTATGGTATCTTGCCTTATGTAGCTTCCAGTCTTTGCAAATATCCATCGTCCGGCATATCCCCACCCGGAGACATTACATAAATATCCACTTCCCCAGGAGCTTCTGAAATAACCCTTAACTCGCTTGGCTTTTCATCAAATGACTTTATCCAATACTCATAGGCTCCTTCTGTTCCTGCTGTGCTGTACTTAGACGGAGCCAGATAACTCTTTCTGCTAATTCGTTATCCGTTTCACGGTCCATACCTCCACTTGACTCTGTGATGTTTTCCACCTTTAAAGTATACGGGAGCAAATCAACCAGCGTCTTTATGCTCCCCGGTGCATATCCATTCCCAATCGTCCCCGGTTCCTGGCACTGTGCCTGGATGTCTATACTCTCTTTTCCTGGCTGGATGATTCCCTTTTCTGTTGTCTCAAAATATATGTCCATCCCTTTTATTCTTGTTCCTGCCGGTATCTCTGCCGCTTTATTTAATATTGTCGATAGGGTAAAGCGGATTTTCGTTTTGGCCGTTGATGCTTCATTTCGGACTACACCTTTAAATGCGGCAATATTATCCAAATAGTTACCTGTGCTGTATTTTAATAATCCCATCTTGGCCGCCCTGTCATCGTATTGGTATCCCTGATAGATTGCCATGGCGCAGGAATAAAGAATCAGCCTGTATGGATCTGTCTGCGCAAGTTTACTTTCTATTCCGGTTATCTCCCTCAGTTTTCTTTCATAATCGTTAATCATTTGGTCCTGGAGTCCCTGGTAACTTGTATTGTCTATAAAGCTCACATCTGGGTAATTTTCAAGGCGTTTCATGATGTCACTCATTTTGTCCCTCTTTTCCCGTAATCAATATGTGAGGAACCATTTTTCCATCTGTATATTCATAGGTGATGTCCTCAACTTCTGCCTCTGGCTCATACCGTTCCACTTTTCTGATAATTTCCATAGCCATCATGCTTTCTGCCACTTCTGGCGGTTCGTCTAGGCATTGCCATGATAGCCCAAAATCACGATCCCCTGGTTGGCTTGATTCCCTCGTATCAAATAGAGTTGTCAGGCTCCGCCTTATTTTTTCAGCATGTGGGGAGCCTTTTATTGTCAGCACATAATCCTGTCCATCCATTCAATCACCTCACACATATTCCTGCAATGATACATTTAACGTGGCTCGATACAGTTCTCCACCCCTTAGTATCACATTCCATTCCTGTGATGTCTTTGTAATAACCCATTTATTTTTGCCTACTACTTTTTTGCCAATAATCAGTTCATTTACCTCGCCTGTCTCAATCATGTTGTCAATGGCAGATATCAGTTTACGTGGTTTAACTCCCAAGGATGCATCCAGGGTAATTTCAAGTGTTACCTTTTGTAATTGTGCTCCGCCGAATTCAGTGAGTGGTTTCATTCCAATCCTGTCTATGGTGTTCCAAGTAGCCGAAACATCCCGTTTAAAATTATTAAAGGTCAGTACTTGCTTCCGATTCACTCGAAACCTAAGACTTCCCAGCAGCCCAATCAAAATCAACCCCTCCCTTCAAGGTCTGTAACCCTTTTCTCCAGCTCTATAATTTGCGATAGCGTCATGCTGCCGCTTTTTCCTTCCAATATGATTTCATCCGCATGTAACGTATACACTCCCGTCTGTGCGGTTTCATAAGCCCCTTCCCCAAATCCTTTTCTATATCCCTGCTTTATTTTGGGCGGCTCCGTCTCATCCCAAATTTTCCCAGGATAACACCGGAACTGGAATCATTTGATAGATGTATAACGATTACTTGGTCCCCCACATTCGGCGGGTTGAATTCATCACCGAACCGGAATAAGGGCATGTCCGACGTGGTGTTTCCTGTATCCGCATAATGCACCTTTGCGGTCCCTTTCTCTAAATCAAGTGTGGATATATTTCCTATCCTTGATATATCCAATCCCATCCCCTCCTCTACGGAAGAACCAGCGTGGTCCCCTCGAATATCCAGTATCCGTTTCCCGAATCCTTCTTCCATGTTTTCGTGCCGCATCCTCGATAGTCTCCTTATTCGCTGTATAAATCACGGCTGACTTTGAACCGTCCTTATATCTGTTTCTGGCGATGTCCCATAGCGTGTCGTGCTTCTTTACAGTATATATTTCTCCTTTTGCCGCTCCCGCGTCCGTCCTTGCATCCTCCCCAGTATCCTGTGTCGCTGCATCTGGTATCTTGCTTAATCTCACCTGCATATCGCCATTCTTTGGGGCTATGGAGTGCGATACCCCTTCCACAAAGTATTTTCCATCTGCCTTTCCGAATCCAGATAATTGCACGGTCTGAGTTGCATATACAGCAATCCTGGTTTTAAAGATAAGCTGCATGGTGGTTTCCTTTCGGTTTGCCATAAGGATTGCGTTTTCTCCAATCAGTCTTGCATCGGCCTCGCTGTCTGCTTTCTGGTTTGACTTATATATCCGTCCCTCCTGTCCCACCATTATCTCAATCGTTTTCTTTGTTTTTGGGTTTTGTATAGCTTACTTTTGCACCCGTATATGTCCCTCTCATGGTACTTTTATAAGCATATCTTGACAACATGCTCGGAGTTATGGTTGCGACCACCGGTTTTGCAAAATACTGCCTGTAATCCCATACGACTAAGCGGTTAGAGTATACTTTTAACCCCAGTCCGTACTTGTCGCATATCCCCTTAAGAAATTTACTGTCTGTTTGCTTGTTCTGTTCGGTTTTCGCGACCGGAATGTCCCCAGCCTCATAGACTAATGACATACCATATTTCCCGGCTATCTCCCCCGCAATGAGCTGTACGGTTGCGGCTTCCCATGTCTTAGAGTTTTCCGTTTCTTTGAAGTCAGTATTTGCAGGGCTTGAAACCCCGTTTATGCTTCCGCGAAATGGCGGGCCTGAAAATTCAAAATCGTCCACCATAAAGCTCCCACATATGACCGTTATTTTCTCCCCCTCATAGTTCCAATTCTCATATATGATTGACGGAAGAATTGTGTCCCCCTTTTCTGGTATCCATGCCTCTCTCCATTTAAGGTCCCTATCTGCTACGGAAAGTGATATCGTATCTGATTTATCCGTCGAATCCTCATATGTAAACTTTTCAAGATATTTTGATATCTCGCTTTGTGCATCAACCCCGTTATATACAATCTTTACTGTCCTTCTTCTTGGGCTGCTCACGTAACCCCTCCTGTTCTCCAAGCCGGAAGCTCGGCTGTTTCAGCTTCCGGCAGTTTCGGCGTGTTTACACATACTCCAGCAGGGAATATGAAAGTGTCAAGGAGTGGAAGGTTGTTTTCCATGAGAAAATCCATATGTTTCTCGGCCCCGTATACCTTTTTTGATATCATATCCCAGGTATCTCCCTGGATTGTCTTATACGTTTCCGCCATATGCCCTCCTAATACTCAGCCCTAAACCGCTCATATTCATATTTCTCCATCATTTGTTTAAACCATTCAAAACCATTTTCCAAGCCGCTCATGACCTGCTCCCTGACATCTGGGCCACCCTCTACATATATAACCGGACTGAATGTGGGCGAGAATGAGCTTGTGCGACTGTCCGTTGTTATTCCACCGCTCCTCATGATACCCTCGTACATCTTGCCGTAATTATTTTCTTCGTAAGCGCCCAGAAGTTTCCCCGTTTCCCGCCATAGCTCGATTGCGTGGGGTGATTGGTCTATGGGTATAATTGACTCAGGCCCCTCCTCTGCTACCTCCGCAATGTGTCTGGTATTAAATATGCCGCCGTCTCCATGCTTCGGGATGTCATGTGGCCGGTATGGATTTGCCGATTTTTTATAGGTTTCCACCATATCAACCGTGACCGGTATGCTGACCGTAATCGGGTCCATCCCATTCTCAAACTCTTTCCTGACTGCATTCAGAAAATCCCTGGCCTCCTGTTCCGCCTCTGGACATTTCCTTTGTATTTCTGCAATGACGGAATTTGCATATGCAGCCCCTGCATTGTTTGATGCCATCAAGGCCGTTGCCATCGTCGTGTCTTTTGCAGCTTCCCTTGCAATCATTGCCCCAATGGAATCCTTTTTCCCCGTCACGCCTTTTAGGGATACCACTTCATCCATGGCCTCGCTGATTCCCTTCATTTGGGCGTCTGCCATGTCTCCCCCGGCCTTTTTATACTGCTCCACCAGTGCTGCCATTTGCTCCTGATTCGGCTCCATCCCTTTAAGCAGCATATCTATGGCTTTCTTTCCGCCCGCGCTGATATCACTCGCGTTTGCAGCATCCGTCATAGCCCTGTCCATGGTGTTCATCCATTCCTCAGGGGTGCCATATCCGATGTTCTTAAATTCTTCAAGGCTTCGGCTGATTGACTGGTCCATATCCTCCAGGGCCGGTCCTATATCATCCCCATAGGCTTCCATGATTGCGTCTCGCATCAATTGGTATCCATCTTTTACCGCCTGTGCTTTCCTGGCATAATGCGCCTGTGCTGCGGCCTCCGATTGGGAATCAAATTCTTCCTGTGATATACCTCCCTCCATCCCTTTCTCGCCTGCGATACGCTGCGCATTAAGGGAAGTTAATATCTTCTCATAGGAGCTGTCGATGTTCTCTATTGCTTTTTCTGTATATTCGTTTATAGTGGTCTGGTAGTTCTGGAAAGATTCCGGTGTTAGTGCAGTTCCCGAAAACTCTCCCTGTATCATCTGAAGCTGTGCCGCATTCTGAGCGTCTGATATCATGCTAGTTATGTCTGATATGTCACTCAGATATTGCCGTACTATTTTATCTTTATCCAGCGTAAGGCCGTTTTCTGTGATATCCTGCAATGTCTCCTGTAACCCTTGCTGTAATGGCTCCAGTTGACCATATAGCGATTGGTAAAAAGCGTCGCTTTCCTCTGATAACCCCTTTTGGTCCTCTCCCATGACAATATCAATCGCTAATTTCAGTTCATATCCCCGGCTGGTGATATAGTTCTGTGCATCCTTAACGTATTGGTCAACCGCTGTTACATATGACGCTGTTTCCCCTTCGTCAAATTCGATTCCCAGTGAGAGCTTCCACCCAGCTTTGTTTATCTCCCGGATTTCTGCCTGCATAGAGTCGCGGAACTTGGATGTTTTTTCCCCTATATCCGCCATCTCGTCTATGCTCTGAAATATTCCCTCCCCCAGGCTGTGTCTGGCGGCATCCTCCAGCTCCTTCATTGATAGGGTTATGTCTCCGAAATGGTCTGCAAGGCTTTGTTTTGCCGCCTGTCTCTCTGCTTCTTCTATGGCTGCGCCAATTCCTACAATGGCCCCTATCATCACTCCCGTTGCCGCTACCGGCCATGCAGATGCCATGCTCGATATGGTTGCAAGCATTTTTATTCCACTTTTAGCAACCTTGACGCTTTTAAATGTTATTAGCGCTGCGGATATTCCTGTTAGTCCCCCAGCAATCACCTGGGGTTTTTTGCAAACCACTTTCCGATATCTACAATAGGACCAAAAAAGTTCTCCAATTCCTTTCCTAATTGCTTCATGATTCTTCTGGCCGTTGGGATGTTTTCTTCTAAGCTGTCAGTAAAGCTCGTAACCCATGATATGACATACTGTGTTGCATTCCGCATATCCCCAGAAAATCCTTCATAAAGTTCAATTCCGGCCCCTTGTGTTGCACTCAGAAGAAGGGTTAAGTCTCCCTTAAGGTTGTCCAGCCTCATTCCCGCCATTCTTTCAGCAGCTCCAGCACTTCCTTCGATTGATTTTGTCAGTTTCTCAAAATCCTCGTCTGATGCATTTACAATTGCAAGCAGGCCGGACATTCCTTCCTTACCTGCTATTCCGGCTGCGTACTCAGCGCGCTCTGCCTCTGATAATTTTGAGAAACTAGCCCGCATTTCCCTTAGTTGCTGGTCAAACGGCTTCATTTTATTTTTTCCATCAACCAATGAAAGAGAGAGCTTATCCATGTATCCTTGCATTTGTTTTGTTGGCTTTGCAAGGTTTGTAAGCATGGTGCGCATTGCGGTTCCGGCCTTTTCTGCTTTGATGCCTGCGTTTGCCATTAATCCCGTAGCTACTGCAACATCCTCTACCGTGTACCCAAATGCTCCGGCTACAGGAGCGACATACTTAAATGTCTCTCCCATCATGCCTACGTTTGTATTTGAGTTACTGGATGCTTGAGCAAGGACATCTGCAAATCTGGCTGATTCATCGGCAGACATACCAAAGGCCGTCATTGCATCAGTAACGATGTCTGATACACTTCCCAAATCCTCCCCGGATGCCGCTGCTAGATTCATGATTCCTGGCAGGCCGCTTATCATATCCTTGGTTTTCCATCCGGCCATTGCCATGTATTCCAGCCCTTTACCGGCCTCTTCTGCGGAAAACTTGGTGGTTTCCCCCATCTTTTTCGCCAGTTCCGTAAGCTGCACCATGTCTGCGTCCGATGCTTGTGAAATGGCTTTTACCGTGCTCATTTGCTCCTCAAAACCCATTCCCACGTATGTAGACGCTGCAGCAATTCCTGCAATCCCGGCCGCCGCCAATTTACTTCCCTTTACAATGGCTCCGAATGCCTTGTCTGATATGTCCCCTAATTTGTTAATTCCTTCAACGCTCATTCCCCCGAATGATTCTGATATAGCTTTTGAAGAGAGTCCGGCCTTTCGTTCCAGGCTGTCCAGTTCGCTCCTGGCTTTTCTGATGGACGCGTTCAAGGATTGGTCAGTCTCTCCAGATATCATTATTTCAAGTTGGTATTTTCCCTTTCCCGCCGTCCCTCATCACCTCTTCCTCAATCTGGATTCGTCTTTTGCCTGCTCCATAGTGTCTTTAAGCAATCTTGTTGCCTGACTTAATGGCAGGGCAAAATAAAACTGCGGTCCGGCCTTTGAGTACCTTCCCGCAGCTATAATTGCTTTATTTAATTCTCTGATATCATTTGGACACATTATTCCTCTAGGAAGAAAAAACGGTAAACTCGATTCTTAAGGCACATTGCATCCTTTGCTCCCATTCTCTCAAATACCTCTATCTGGTATCCCGTCACCTGTGCCGCCATGATTTGTGCAAATAACAAGGTGGATTCCTGCATGATTTGCCGGTTTCCTCCCAACGCATAATATGTATCGTATGCGTTGTTCATGTCCTGCGCCGTAAGGTCCTCCAGTTTTCCAAGGTCAATCTCCTTCACTTCCATTCCCTGGTATTCAACCGGCTTCTTTAGCGTGATTATTTTCCAATCTTTTTTTGCTTCTGAGCTTTCCTTTTTTGTTTTCATTTTGAGTCTTATCACCCATCCTGCTTTCCTCCTATGATTAACACATGTCCCTGACTTCCTTAAGGACATCTTTACCGTTGATAGTGTAAACGTCCCCCATTCTGTCAATCTCGACCATCGTCTTTCCATCCAATATCAGCTTGTAATAATCCAGTGTCATCGTCACGCTGCTTCCCATCTTTCCCCCGGCTTTTACTGTTCCTGGATTAAATTCTTTAGTCTGTCCCGCTACTATTACGCTCAAATCCACAAATCCAGCTTTCCTTGTTCCGCTGTCCATCCCCTGTAATGCCCCGTTAATTGTTATATTTTCTGATTCTGTTGGGTCTATGACTGAAAACAAATCCCCGCATACTGTGTCAAATGTCAATTCCAGTTCCATATTTTCAATCATTCCAATGACTGAAACATCCATCTTTCCACCTACCCCGGCACCTTCCAAGCTCTCCACAAGGTTCGTAATTTTAGGTAGGTTCAGTTCTCCAGCTATTCCGATAAGCTGTTTTCCTCCCCTGTAAACCTTAAATCTATTGACCAGATGTGTCTTAAACATTTTATCCCTCCTCTGTCATGACATTTTTAAGTGCCGATATATCAAACTCCATTACATTTTCAATGTATTCCATTGGCGTGAATGGCGCCAAATGTGTCCTAGTGCGCATGTGTCCCTCCAATACATCTTCTATGCTGTTCTCGTCACTTCTGTATTCAATGTTAAGCCCTGCACACATACCAGCAGATACCAACTATTAGCCCATACGTTAAACGAGTTAATAATATCATCGACCTGTCTTTTGTTCATGTTTGAATCCAATTTTTTCCGGTAATCCAGTGCAAATCTGTTGTTTACAAAATCAAACATCCTGCGGCACCCTATCCACCGGTCCTTTGGATCCGTGTTATCCGGGTATGCTGCTGTATTGTTACCAAGGGCTTTCCATTCTCCATCATCATGCAGTACAGTCACAACCCCATCCCCATTGACAGCTCCGGCCTGGTCCTGGTCAAGGTATACCTCTGTCCCGTCCTTAAGGACTGCTCCGTCCACATTTAGCCCTTTGTTTGACGGATATATGTATGGCACATCCTGATTCAATGCCGTATAGTATCCCGCCATTGCCCCGTATACTGCTGAGTAGTATATTTTTCTTCCGTCAGCCAGGAGCATGGGCCATAATGAGATTCCATGTTCATCGTTAAATCCCATATCTCTCTTCACGGTCAGGCAATCAGTATATTTCTTAGCCTTTTCCGTATCCAGGTCAAGGAGGCACGTACTTGCAAAAACCCCGCTTATTTCCTCACACTTTGCCTGTAGTGCCGTACCCACATTAGGCTTATGGCTCCATCCTGGCGCAAGCAGCATCCCCGGCACCACCCCTAATTGAGGATGAATCTTCCGAATGATTTCAAGCCCCGTCTCTTTCCCGGTCTGAACATCGTAAAATCCAATCAAGTCCTCCTCTGTCACAAGCTCCGGTGCAATTGCCTTTGCTGATACAGTTATTTCCGGCAGTTCAAATGCATTCCCCGAACTAAGCAAAGTAATGACAAGCCTTCCCATTTCATCAAAGTTTGTGATATAGTCCGTTCCCATCGTAATTTCCGAACCTGCCTCTACCGCCTTGGCCTCCCCAGTTATTGCACTTCCCGTCCTGGCAGTATTGGGCTGCGTCGTTATAACTAATTCGTCCACAAGGATTCCCTGGCTCTCCACGATTGCCTGATGGTTTTCCACCCTTATAGTCTGTTCTTCAATTTGTTTTGAGTGTTTTTCTGGGTCCAGAACGTTAATGTATATCACTGGTGATATGGTAAAAATCTCCGAATTGGCATACATGCTCTGGCACAATGTATACTTTTCCCAATCGTCACTATACCCCAGAGCCTTTTTGGCCTCCTTAAAGTCTCTTACCATGACCGGTCTGTTGACTGCCTGTTTTGGGTTCTCTGCGAGGTTGATTGGTGATGTGCCCCATATGACCTGTACCGCGTTCTCCGTTGTGGTCGGCATTGGATAAGAGGTTGTATTTTCCCGTGATTTGATTCCATGCTTATATCCTTCCATTCCCTAAATCCTCCTTTACTTTTTTATACAAGGCTTCCAGCCTGCTTCCTGCCGTCCTCATTTCCTTCCTGGCCTCTGCCAGCTCGGTAACTGGTACAATCAGTTCCTTTAATATCGGATTATCCTTTATCTTCTGTTCAAATTTTGGTGTATACCCACCTCTGTATGCACTTCCCTCTCTGGCTACATGCTTCATTGTCGGGCCTATGTACACCATTGTTTTTGCTTTTTCGTTCACTCTATTTCCTCCATTTCGATTTCTGGTAGATACCATATCATTTCAATTCCTCCGAAAAATTGAGGCGCTGTATTATCCTCTTGAAACTCCATTCTCATTTTTTTATCGCAATAAAAAGGCCCATGATATTATTTTTCATGAACCTTGTTATCACCCTTTGCATGATGGCGCTCAGTGTAAAGTATCCCCGCATTTTTTCGTCATCGTCATAAATACCGAAAATAACCATGACGTGGGCTGTGTTACTCCCGTCTGCCTCAGGGTTGTTATACATGACACTATTTATCACGACCGTAAAATATGGGAAAAGTGTGTCCTCTGTTTCCTCATAGTCAATGGGCAAAAACATGGGTATAGACTGCTGGTACCCTTTCAATTCTACCCTATCCCCATTCCTGTTGTACGTTTCCATATCCTGCGTGATACATCGTATTTCCATTATTAATTCATCCTGTAGCTCATTGACCGTCATTTTATCCTCCTAATGCCTGCTTCACAAAATTATGAAGATAGTTTTGTAAATCCTCTCCTATGTTCGGTTCTACTACACCATAAACATGTTCTTGGCTTCCAATCATAACCGGAATTGAGTTGCTAAATTTTTCATTAATTTCCAATCGGTCTTTTCCACTTCTTTGTGCTACAGCAATATGACGTACACTGCTTCCTGCCTTACCCTTTTTTGTATCTCTTTTTCTAACCTGGTTTTTATCTGCAATATTATTAATGAATGCCTTAATTCCTCCCCGCTCCAGCGGTTTAAGCGTTCCATGTTTCAGTACTTGCGCGCGTGTTGTCTTTCCTGCTTTAGATGTCTTAAATTCCTTTAAGGGTAATGGTTCTCCATCTGAACGGATAATTGCGGCCGGGTGGCTCCCCGAAACAATTCGTATTTTCATATTTTTATTAAATCCAGCATTTTTTACTGTATATGATTTCTGTGCTTGTTTCGCCAGCCTTTCCCTTGCTTGTTTTGCGGTTTCTTTTACTGCTTTCTTAAGGGCCTTTTCCATAGACTGGTCCTTATTGCCCGCTTTCCCTAGCATCCTCCTTGCGTCTGTTGTGTCAATTCCTATCAGTATAAGTGATTTCATTACGATTTCTGCGCCTCCAGGCTAATAGAATAAATTCCGTCCTCGTTGATTGCATCCGTTATTACATACTTATCCTGGTCCAGTACCAGTATATGTCCTACAGGCGGGAGTGCTCCGAATTCTTTCGCCAATACATAAAAAAGCACTTGTTTTCTGTACACTCCTTGCCTGTAAGTCTGTACACCTTTTTGCCGCTTTTCCCGTTCAAGCAGCCCATAATCATCAATGATAATATTCATTGACCTTCCATTGACTATATGCCGTTCTCCGTATTCTTCCGGGTTCATGAATGTGGTTTCATTATCTTCCTGGAGGATGTCTTTAAAATTCATTTTATTCCCCTTTGGTGACTCCCCTGGCTGCAAGTATACCAATTACTTCATTAATTTTTCCAATCATCGTTGCAGTATCCGCACTGTCCTCCAATGTGCCCAATGTTACCGGCTCCCCTGTGAATCCGTCTCCTTTCGGTCCCGGTTCGCCCTGGGGGCCTGCTGCTCCCTGGGGGCCTGGAATACTCTTTGCCTTTGCTCCCTCTTCGAGGTTGTTCAATTTTTCTGCCGTTATGACTTCTTTGTCTACCCATACATGAGGTTCGTATGCCATGCCTTTCCTCCCTATCCGATAAGTTTTACGGTTACGGTTTTACTTGCTGCCACGGATGTGTCAACCGCATATCCTGCCACCGGTACACTCTGTTCCTCTGCCGCAATGGCTGTCAGTCCATCTTCCGAATAGTATACGATTGCTCCCTTCTCAATTGCTTCTCCGTCTTTCTTTGGTATTTTAAACACACCCACCATATGTATGCTCCCCGTTGAGCCAACGGGTATTGTGGTTCCGGCAATTCCTATCCTTGTTCCAAATACCACAACCTCCCCGGCATTAATCTGTTTGGCTGTCTCATTCTTATAGTCCAGGCTTTCGCCTCTCTGAATATATTCTGCATTCATTTATGGTCCCTCCTTATTCTATCGTGATTACGGTTCCCGGATTCTTAATGATTCCCCGGAAATCAACTGCAGTAAATCCCCAATCAAGGAATATATCCCAAACGTATCCCAATGTCCCAGGGGCTTCCATTCTACGGATTTTGGGTATTTCATCACCATTCAAATAATCAACCCATACTCCGTCCACATCTTCCGCTGCACCTACAAGGAACCACGGTACTGCTTTTCCAGTTTCTACAAGAGCGTTAAGTGTTGCATCCTCAATTATTTCTATCATTGTCCTGTAGTTATACAATGGATTTGCGGCCTGCGTGTTTTCTGTGGTTTGTATAGTTGGACTGTTAAACATAGTGAACATATCAAAGGTGTATCCAACCGGCACAATAATCTTTGCTGGTCTAATATTGATTGCTTCTTCGAACTCATCCTTCATCATTTGGAGTTTTAAAAGCATTTTAAGGAACGTCTCTCTTGTTGGTGCGCTACCTGTCTTGATGATATTGTTATGCTTCACATCAAAAAGCGGAATGCCGTCGTAAATCTTATCGTTTGTAAGAAGAATATTGTATGCCTGTTTGTTCTGTGTCCTTCTTGCGGCCGCTGCATATCTCGCAGGTATAGTAGAGAGGAATCCAATGTCATCATTAATAAATGCCTGCCTCGACATTGTAAACTGTCGTGCATATGTCTTAATCTGCCTATTGGGTCTTTTTACATCCTTTGGAGTATCATGCTTGATTTCCCCATTCTCTGGTACCTCAAAGAAATCGCCTGCCGGTCCTGCAATATATTCGTGTTTGGTTGATTTAAAGTCTTTGAGTGTACCTTTTTTAACCCATTTGTCAAACGTTACCGAAGCCTTATTGTATCCCTCCACATAAGCCTTATTAATAGCTTGGTCCATGATTGCAGGGAAGGACGCGCTCGGATTGTAAAACTGTCTGCACAACATACCATATATATCCTCCGGGCTCCTTAAGATAAGGTCTTTTACATCTCCCCCATCTCGCTCCATGCATCGAATTGCTAAGTCTTTCAAAGATGTTCCCCTAAAGTCCCTGGCCCCATCTGCCGGCTTATCAATCTGCACACCTCCACGCATGACCATTCCGTCCGCCGCGGCACGTCTAAATTTGTCCTCCTCGTCCGCCCCAACTTTAACACCTGTATTAATTGGACGGTTTTCTCTCGTCAGTTTGTCCAAGATGTCCCTCTGCACCTCTTCCACGGTTTTGTTTTCCCTTATGTATGTTGTTGGGTCAACATTGTGCTGTTTACACAACTCTGTGATAGCAACCGCCCGCTTTCGCTCATTCTCTATTGCTCTCTCAGTCGCTCCGCTTTCTCCTTCTCCCCCTGGATTTCCATGCCCTTCTTCCAGCCTGCGCGCAAGCTCGTTAATCTGCCTCTGAAGGTCATCAAACTCCGTTTTCTCTGTGTCGTTCATATCTCTTTTCTCGCCTTTTGCTGTGTCCAGAAGTCTCTGAGCCTTTTCCCGCAATTCCTTTAATTTTTCCTTGTCTCCCATCTGTGTCCTCCTAAAAATAATATTTGTTAAGTTTCATTTGCCGCTCAAACCATTCCAGGCTTCTTCTATCCTGCCCCGTCATGGCTTTGTATGGCGGCGCGTTTTCCGTGAGCTCCCGCCCCACACCTACTGTATAGTCAGCCGGGCATGATACTATGGATATCTCAAACGGTTCCCAGCTCCGGGCAATATCACACGGGCCAACAAAACGCCCGTCGCCAGACGTCTTTCCCGGCATTACCTCCTCCCAGCTTCCCACTATGTATCCGACTGATACTCCACGTAACGTCTTGTTTTTAACTTTTTGGTATATCAGTTCCGATGGATCATCTTTATCAAATTCAATTTCTGCGTAACCTCTCGACTCCTCGATCCATGCTGTTAATATCTTTCCGGCCACATAGTCCCGCTTGTGATTAAATAACACACATCCAGCGGCTAAAATCCTGTCTAACTTAATTGCTCCCTCTGAATGGTCTAAGATTTCTTTCCCCCAATACCTATCGTATGGCTCTTCCGAAGAGAAACTGAGTTTAAACTTTCTTTCCTCCCCTTCCATTTCGCGAAATCCGCTGCCATAAATTCCCTGTGGAAAACATTACCCGACTTTTCCGTTGGATTTCTGGCTTGTCTTAATTCCATAAATCATCCCCCCTAAATCAATTCCTTTTTCCTCGGCGTATTTCAATGCCTCTGCTGTTTCATCCAGTTGTTTTCTCCAGTCATTTCCATTTTCAGCAGCCACCTGTGGGAATGTCTTTTGCCCTGACATAAGCGCAATTTTTGTGGCATTCGCTTCCTTCAATGGGTCAATCCACTGTTTCGTAGGGCGTATCCATTCATGTTCCAGGTATTGTTCTTTGCTCTCCCAAAAATCTTTTATGTTTATGAGCCTTTTAATACGGCAGAAATAAAAAAGTTTCGTAAACCTCAGACATGATGTCCATTATCCACTCAACTTCTTCGTAGTAAGTCATTTCGTCCTCTATCATTCCTTGTCTGGCGCTGCTATACGTTGACTGACTCATATCACGGCTTGCCGCTTCGTAGCTGATTCCATTACCGGCTCCGATAAGTCGCTCCTGTGTTTTTGTGTACCGTTCCGCATCCGTGGCCTGCCCTGAAGGATTGACCACCTGTATCTCGTCACCTGCATTCAGTTCCCGAATCATTCCAGGAGTAATCATTTTTCCCTCGTAGCTCTTTTTCTTTGCATCCTCTCCCCGTATTGCTTCCCGTCCATTCTGTGATACAGCCGGTGTAACCTTCTTGATAAAAACAGCCAGACAAGAAAGGATTCTTTCTTTTACAGATACCGCTGTCATGAATTCATTGGTATCTCTAATTCTTGTGGTAGTGTGCGCCATATCTGACATTTCTCGAATCTGTGACGGCCTGCGCTTGGTAAAATAAAAATGACATCCTTGGCCTCCACGTATATAGGTTCGGCCATCGTAAATCCGTCTATTTCATATTGTCTGAAAAAATATCCGATTGGTTTATTGTATGAGTTATACTCAATTCCTCCCACCACGCGGTTATTTTTATTCTTTGGCGTCATGCGTGTAACGTCCAGTTCGTCCGGTTCCATGGTCTGTATTTTAAACGGGAGCAATCCATCTGGCGTGTAACGCTTCACGAACAAGATTCCTCCATCTACTTTTTTTCGTTGTACTGCCATGCGTAACATTTGGTTGAAATTCTGGGTCCCTGTTACATCGCAATTCTGTTTCTTGCACCACTTTTTCCACAACTTCATTACCTTTTTATCTAACTCCTGGTCCCCTGTCATAGGATGAAGAGTGTATCCCTTTCCTATCACATTCCGTCTAAATGCGCTGGTTACGGAATTCATAATGTCGGAACTCCGTTCCAGGTCCCTTGTTCTGGCCCGGATGGTATCTCGGCTTACCCGGTCTGTCATTTCTGCTGACTCATTCGCAACTCTCCAGCCCGAATTTAGCCGATTTCCGTCCCCAGCATCATACCCTCTCAGACTCTCCAGTCCTTGTCTCCAGGCTTCACGCTCATAGGCCGTTTTGGGTGATGCCCATGCAATTACGTCCTCTAACCATGCCATTCTTTTTACCTCCTGTCAAAGTATGCAACCATGGTATTTTCCATAAGGCCCGTATTCTCTTCCACCTGTAATGCTGCCGTCAGGTCGTTCCTCATTTTATATAGCTGCGTCAGGTCAGCCCTTGTCAGACGCTTTGTGCCTATCTGATAGCTCTGTCCCCCGATGCATATTTTCTGTATGGCCATATTGACCTCTGTCAGTAAATCGGCATTACTCATATGCTGGTTCATTATTTCCTCCTATTCCTCCCAGCCACGAAGATATGTCTGGCAACCACGTTTGCTCTTCTGGCTCTTGTGTTTCAACCTCCGGTTCTTCCTGATATGCTTGTTGCAGGTGTAGTGTTCTCACATTCATCAAGTCCGCTGCTGCCATTGCATAGACTTCTGCATCCAAATAGTGATTATCCCCATGTGATTTTTTTTGTACCCATTTCTGGACTGTTTTACCGTTTGGATTCCTTACGTTAACCTTGTGTTCCGCTGTCACCTGCGAGGCGTATTCTTCATCGCATCCTGCGTATACCATCCAACTTCCAGTACCGTTTTCTTTTCTCATTTTTGCTGAGATACTGTCTTTATATTTTCCGCCATCCACCCACACCAAGCTAATTCCATTAACCCTGCTCTCCGGTTTGTTTATTTGGCTTATTTTGTAATGTCCTTGCAATGGGTTGCTTGCCCCCTTACAGGGCTTGGCCCAGTCCGAATTCGTAAGGCAAAATTGATATATTTCATCCGACTGGAAACCTGAGTCAATCAGCGCAAGTCCCACGACCATTTTTATACCATCCTCCTCTGCCATTCCAGATTCATTATTTGTTCAATATCCGTAAGGGAAAAGACCTGTCCATGTGCAATATTTTGACTCGTCATGTAGTCTCCCCAAGCCCTGATTGTGTAATATAGGCTGCTTTCCTGCACGTCCACGCCGCCCGTCAATATCTTGGCCCATTCCGGTACAATCATTTCCGGCAATTCCGTTTGCCGTTCCATGACAAGCTCTTTTGATGTTTTTAGCTTAGTGTCCTCCCATGGTTCTGCGAGCCATGAGTTGACAAAGTTCTGCAATAGTTCCGGATCGTCTTTCGATTTAAGAAATTCCTCTGCTATATCAGCCCAAGTAAGAAATATGCTATATAGGGAGCTAATCCAAAACCCCACTGTTTTGGTTTTCCGATACCTCTCTTTTTATCGCTCTCCACTCTCCCAACCTGAGCATTTTAGGCTTATCCTTGTCCTCGATGATGCATCCGCATAATTGACATATGTATTTTGATGTTTTGGCCCGGTCATATGGCTCATGGTGTTGTCCTTATCCTCGTCAAACTTTATCTGATTCCAAGTGAGTTCAATCATTTCTCCACAATGAGGACAGGGGACAAAATAATGTCTCACTTCGTCCGCGCTATCATGTAATCCCCATATATAATTGGTTGCCAATGTTGGGGTAGAACATGCATATACCTTGCTCTGAGATTTGTATGTCTTTATACGTTCCATGGCAAGGTTATAGGGGGATGCTTCCTTTTTGGATGCTCCCCCTATCTTATCTATTTCATCAAAAATAAATACTTAATTGCCTTTGAGGCTAATTTCGACGCGAGCCCGCCCCCCGAAGGTAAAGCACCATTGTTTTAAACTTAAGACGTAACTCTTTGGATGAGTTTTCTAAAAATAGTCTTTTTATTTGCGTCGCCAGCCGAAAGGCCGGTTTTAATTTATCGTTCGATACATCTTTAGCCAAATCGTCTGAAGGATATACGATCATGGTGGGGGCTGGGGACCTGTCAATAATATACATTAACATGTTTATCATTACTTCCGTTCCGCCCAACTGTGAGCCTTTACACAAATATACTTCTCTGATGTAATCATCATTCAAGGTATTCATGATTCCTATTAGATATGGTGTTACATCATTTGACCACCGACCAGATATGTTGCTCGATTCATCCAATACTCTGTACTTTTCAGCCCATTGGCTTACGGTAAGTTCTTCTGTTTTTTGTAAAATATTATGTACTACACGTTTAAAAAGATTAGCTGTTTTTATCCGTGTCCTGGTTCTGTATCCCATGTCTTTACATTTCTTCCTCCTCTTCCTCCTCCGGGTCGTCCAAATCCATGTCTCCTGGTGTTACTCCGTCTATTTCGTCCGGGTTATATTGCGATAGTTCTTCCAGTGCGTTTTCCATCTCTGTTTTAATTATTCCAATCATGTTGTTGATATCGTTTTCTCCGCTCAATTGCATAGCCAACTTTGGCGGCAATGATAATATACGATTTCTAAACTTTATCAACATATCCGTCAAAAAAGCTTCAACGTCGGATGCTTCGTGAAGCTCCCTCCGTAATCTTCTTAGCTTTAAGGCTGATATCTGTTTCTTGATTTCCTCATGCTCTGCTTGCACTTCCTCTTTCGTAATAGATGTCCTGCGTCCCATTTCCGCATTTATCTTAAAATTAATATACTCTTGGACGCACTTTTCAAGCATGTATCCCCTTGAATTTTTTTCCGTCTGGAACAGCCCTTCCGATTTGAGATTCCTTATTTGACGCGTTGAAATTCCAAGGCATTGCGACAATTCCTTCTGGTTTACGACCATTCTTTCTCCGTCTCCTTTACTGTACTCCCCTCCGTATCTCCCTTTGGTCCTCCTTGCTCCCCTCCAAACCGGAAGGAAATCACCTGTTTTTTAGTCCCTACAGAGAAAAACACCGGACCTTCCCGCGCCCCGCATAAGGCCCCGCCCCCCTCGGAAGGACCCAATTATTTGAATTGTCAGACTTCTTTCAAGGCATAAAGAAAAGACATCCTGCATGTAACCGCTGGATGCCCTCTCATTTATGGGTGCATATATCTTATGAGCTCAGTTCTTTTTACTAATCCATGATATTAATATACCATATTGACTTGTCCCCTGATTACCAATCTTC